GCAGGCGTATCTGAATCCGATGAATATGCTGACTCCGCAGGTGTTGGCTAAGCGTATGAAGATCTCGATTACGGAGATTGATGGCTGGATGCGCCAGAAGGAGTTTGGCGCTGCTATGGCTGCCAAGTCTGAGGATAACTTGAAGAAGTTTATTCCTATGGCTGATGCTGCTTTGGGCCAGATGGTTCAGCAGGGCGATATGAAGGCGATTACCTTCTTGAACCAGCTCACTGGGCGCTTTGACCCGAACGCCAAGGCGAACCTAGACGTGCCAGCCTTGCTTATGCAGGTGCAGGACATTATCTTGCGTCACGTGCTTGATCCAGTGATTAAGCGCAACATTGCACGCGAGCTGATTGCACTTGCTCAGGGGCAGTCTTCTTTAAGCGTTGTTAGTGAGCCTATCCCTCCAGCTCCTGCTACAATAAGTATTGAGACGACAAACTAATAGCTTTGCTATACATTTTTTAGGATGGGGTCGTCATGGCGTATACCGAAACGACAGACTTGGCGCTGAAGAAGGCCGTCGTCGGCACTAACCAGCCGTTTGAGACAGTTGAGATCAATGCTAACTGGGATAAGGTTGATGCTGCAGTTGTAAGCCTGAAAGATGGCACAGCGATCACCCACATCGATGGCGGAGACGCAGCGAACGCCTAATGACTGAGCACGAGCAGGCACACGTTAAGGTAACCATTAATGACCTTTATAAGGAGCAGCAAGAGACGAATAAGCTCCTTATTCAGCTGGTCACAAAAGTTGAGGGTTTGTCGGATTTGCCTGCTCGTGTCTCTACTCTTGAAAACAAGATCGCTGAGATCTCCTGGGTCCCTCGGGTCATCTGGACTGCACTTACTGCAGGTATAATTGGTCTTGGGACATCGCTTTATTCGCTTATTACAAAAGGCTAGATTATGACTAAGTATGTGTACCCGTTTCCTAAAAAGGACATCCCTAAGGGTGGCGAGTTCGGTAACACCGTTCTTTATGATGGCACTAAGCGTGATAACGCCCACCGTGGTGTTGATGGTCCTCCTGAGTTCGCTATCGCCGTTACTGACGCTACTGTCGTAATGAACAAGTGGTCAAGCGTGCTGGGCAACGTTTTGGTTATTCAGGATGAGAAGGGCACCTTCTGGGGCTACTCTCACCTACGTACCGCTCCTGCGCTAACCATTGGCAAGAAGGTTGTCGCTGGCCAGAAGCTTGGCGTTGTCGGCAACACCGGCTCTGCATCTCACGGCCGTCACCTTCACTTCACTTGCTCAAACGTACTTGACGGCATCTTCTTCGGTAAGGTCTTCGACCCATTCGAGATCCTGGACAAGCGTATGGCTGTTGAAGCTGCTAAGGCCCCTAAGGTGGCTCCAGCAGCTCCTAAGGCACCAGTTACCCCTGTAGAGGCTCCTGAGGCTGCTGTGGAGGCTCCTGTAGCTCCTGCAGCCCCTAAGAAGCCTGCTGCAAAGAAGGCATAGCATGGGCATCCAGAAGAAGATTGCTGGTCGCACCATTGCGACTGTTGTTCTAAAGATCTCTACCACTGGTGGTGGCTCAGCTTTGCTTGGTGCAGAGTTGTGGCTATCTCTAGCTCTTGCAGCTTGGGTGGGCATCCTTGAGGTAGCTGAAGAGCTATCTAAGGCATACCTTGAAGACGGTAAGATTACAGAAGCAGAACTAAACGAATCAGGTCAGCGTATCATCGCTAAGAACACTAAGGAAAAGTAATGGCAGACAATTCAGGTTGGATGGGCGACCCTAACGACATTAAGGGTAAGCTCGTTTTCGAGCAGTCTAAGAAGGGTGCTAACCCTGACGCTGCTAAGAAGGCTGCTGATGCTAAGGCTAAGCTAGCTAAGGCGCAGGCTCAGAAGGCTGCCATGCTCAAGAAGGCTTCTAAGATGAAGCCTAAGATGGTTATTCCAGCAAGTAAGTTCCACTAATGTCTAAGGTAGAGATCGAAGTCGAATCAGGGCCTTGCGAGAACTGTAACTGCAAGATGGCTGAGAAGCCTGAAGAGTCCAAGGATGCACTCCTAAAGCAGTTGAAGGACCTTCTAGGTAAGAACGACACCGCTGGTCAGGCTGATCGCCAGCTAGCTATTGACGCACTTATCGAGAAAATCGGCGAACTAGAGGACTAATAATGGCTGCGCCAAAGAACCCTTGGGTCGAGAATGCTCTTGACTTTATTCCTGGCGCACGCTTTTTAGCCAACACTGGATCAGTTCTTAGTGGGCAAATGCCGTCAAAGGAAGACTTCCAGAGCGGCTATGTTGGCATGATTCCTGGCGCTGCTGTCGCCAAAGGCATCGGACTCGCAGCTAAAGCTGCTCGTAAAGTCATTAATCCTACTAAAGCTGAAGCTGCCGCTGCGGCTATCAACAAGCTAATCAAGCAAAAGCAAGTCGCGGTCAACATGCCTCGTAGCGCTTTTGACAAGATGATGGCGATGCGGGATCCTCAGTATTTAACTCAGCTTGACGGCACTTTGGGGCATGGTGTAAATAGTCCAGTTCTTCGTAGGGAACTTGCTGATCAGACCTATGGCGCTGGCGCTAATCCAATTTCTGGATTTTTGACTACAAAAAACCCTAAGTCAGTAATAAATAACCCCGCTCTGACTGAGGCGGAAGCTGCAGCTAAGCGAGTAAAGCTTGGATCAACCCCTAATGCAACTGGCGGAAACAACCCAGGCATGTACGGGCAGAATGATCTCGTTACTCTTTTTCTAAATAAGGAAGCGTCTAAAGGCGCTCAGATTTTCCCTGGCGATACTGGAGCTCTGCATAAGCCACTACAGCCTAGGAGCCTCTTTGAAGGTAAGGTTTTGCCAACTAGCGACTTTGTTGAAAAGTATTTGCCTGGCTGGCAAGGCAACTACATTGAGGCTCAGATTGGTAGCATTAAGCCTTCTGACATTGCAAAGATCGCAGCGCGAAGCCCACAAAAGGTTCAGGAAACGTTGAAGAATGCTGGACTAAATATTCCAGTAAAGGAATTCAAGGATGCTGTAAAAGATCCTAACAAGCTACAGACGCTGATTGCTAAAGCTCAACAGAAGGCAGCAGCAGCCCTAGCTAAACGCGATGCTCCTTATAGCCCAGCTCAGCTAAGGCTTCAGCAGCAGCTAGCCGAGCAGCGTCTTCGTGACGCACCTCGTGATGCTACTGGTAGGCTAATTAGCCCAGAAGGCTAAACTTCTTCGGCAACCATGTCGCGCAGCAGTAGGTTTACTGTTGGGCATGGGTACTCGACTACACGACCTGCAATAATCGAGCAGTGCACGCACTTCTCGCCATTCTCCACTTCAGCTGATGCGTGGAGTGAATAGACCGCGTTCAGGGTGGTGAACATGATCTTTGCTGATTCTAGTTCTGGTGTCTCTGTCATTACTATTCCTTATTTTGGTATGTAGTTTTTGATGAACGTGTTGATTCGTTCACGCTGCTCAGTTTGAGCACTCTTGATGTACTTTGGCGAGTTTACAATAACACCCTTTTGACCAAACCAGAAGTTCTCACGGGCAACCTTGAGCTCTTCTTCAGTCAGCTCCTTGCTGGTTCCAACCTCATTCTTGGCTGGAGTGTAAGCGCCGATGCCTTGTAGTAGGCTCTTGAAACCGAAGTTACTAATAACCTTATCTCCAAGGGTCTGGAGGTCGGTAACCGAACTCTTCTGACCAGTCTGCATGTCAGTACCGCTGATCCATTCAAGGGCAGGCTGCAAGACGATGCTGGTGTTCTTTCCGAGGAAGCGCCCCAGAACTGCTGCGTTTGATAGCGCATTCTGGTCCCATGTCTTATTTGGGTCAACCTGGAAGTTGTAGGTGTCCAGAAGGTCAAGTGGCAAGAAGCTTCGCTTGTAAAGCATCTTTGATCCGCTTTGAGCGACTGAGGTTGGCGCATAGACGCTGCCAGTGAGGTAGCTAGGAGCGAGCTCATTTAGCGTCCAAGGGTTGGAGATGCTCTGCGGAGCAAGACCGCCACCCTCTGCCTGAGCGTACTGGATCTTTGACGGAACTAGCATTGCACCAGTGTGGTTTAGGGCCATGTCGATCATAGCGTTGTGAGCTACGCGCAACCAAGTATAGTAAGTGAACAGCAAGCGTGGACCCTTGCGCTCAGAAGCAGCTAGCGACTGAATAGTTGGGTGGTAGCGAGTGATCTCCGCAGAAGCAGCATTCAAAGCTTCTTCGACAGACTTCCATGAGCGAGACTGGATTACCTTCATCGCGTGTGCGACACGAGGGATGTTTCCGTAGTAGGAAGCAAGTGCACCAGCAGGCTCGGTGATCTTGTTGATACCCTGAGCTGCGTTTGCTGCAACTACATCGTAAAGCTTTCGCTTGTTTCCAAGCTCCTTGCCAGTTGCTGCAACAGATTCGTAGGCACCTTGGATGTCATTCTGGAAAATGTTTCCAATGACAATGCCACGGTTCTGAAACTCGCGGTATAGGTCGTCAATGTTCAAGCCCTGCTTTACAGCCTTGCCGTTCTTGATCAGAATGATACCTGGGCTCTTACGACCAGCCTTGTCGGTGACCTCGACAGTCTTGCCGAAGTTTTCAAAGCCATTGAACATGCTAGTCATCTTGTAAGGCAGCTTGTTCTTACCCCAAGTAGTTCTGACATCATCCTTGGCAAAGCGCATTGCCATCTCCCAAGCTTGACCCCAGTGCACAGGGTTTAGCACACCAGCGATCATTGCGGTAGTGGTATCACCGAATGCGTTAGTGATGTGGTGGCGAGGAGTGAGGATGGTCTGAGTAGCCTTCAGGAAGCCCTGAATGTTCATCATGGTGTTCAGAACAGTGCCCATTTGCTTGCTGTTGTAAAGCTTGTTCCATTCGCGGTTTAGCGACATGAACTGCTCTGCGATCTCAGGCGGGAACAATCCGCCTTCTTCTGGGGTTGGCAAGTGCAGCGACAGGTCAGCTGACGCGCCCTTACCTTGAATCTTTACCCAGCCATTGGCGATTGCCTGATCAAAGGTCATGCCTTGAGCCTTGTAGCCGAACTGTGAAGCAAAGTCAGTTACGAAGGTCTTCTCGCTGATCGCAAACTGTGCAGCGTGAACCATGTTCATCAAGATGATGAATGGGTCTTCGCCTGAGTTCTTGAAGGTCTCTGCTCGTCTTTCCCAAGTCTTTGCAAAGTCAGTACCAACAAACTCTTCTGGCATCTCGGCAAATGGTAGCCACTTAGTGTACTCAGCGAGCTTGTTAGGGTTCTTTAGTCCTTCAGTTCCTGGGACTAGGAAGCCGATCTTCTCCCCAAGTCCGTAGCGGTAGAACGCTGCGCCTAGAGCCTTAGGGTCAATGCCATATTTGATAAGCATTGAGGTCTCTGGGTTTCCAAAGAATGGGTCCAAGATGCTTCGTAGGTCGTTAGCCAGTGCAGCAACGGTTGGGTCAAAGTTGTCTGGCACTGGAGTGCGGTCTACAGCATGCTTGAATGCGGTAAGCACATTCAGCGAACGCTCTTCTACAGTTAGCTTGCCCCACTTCTTGATGTATGAAGCACGAAGGTAGTGAGTAGCATCCGCCACACGGCTAATGCTAGTCATGATAGTTGACTCAGCCTGGTTTAGCAAAGGCTTTAGATCGCTACGACCAGAGGTTGCGTTCAGCTTCTCTGCTGTCTGCTTGAACCAGCTTGAGCCGTCGTATTCGGTGTTGCTAATGAATACCTTGACCTGAGCGTCGTCGTAAACCTTGGCGGTCTGATCCTGTAGCAAACGCTGCGCTAGCTCGCCTGGGGTTAGCTCTAACTGACCGTACTCATCTAGGTTGTCAAGAGTTTCGCGAGCAAGTTCTTCACGCAAAGCAGAGTTAGCGTCGATTGAGCGCACATTGTTCTTCTTGCGCCAGTCAGCAAGCCATTTCTCGCTCTCAGCAGCCGTCAGCGCCTTGTGAGAAGGATAAGCGGTTGCAGAGTCAGCAAGACCCTCGGTCGAGCCTACGAGGCCCTCAGGAGTCTCCAGAGCGTTCTTACCCTTAGCCATAGCGTCAGCAAGTGCAGCATCGCGACGGTAGAATTCCGATGGAACCCACTTGCCGTCTTGGAAGTGCTGAGTTGGGACGCTGTTCTTCCAAGCGACTTCGCGAGCCTTGTCTAGGTAAGACTGAAGCTTTGTAAAGCGAGACTCCCAAGCTTTGACCTCAGCAGCACTCTGTAGCGAGCTACGCAAGGTCATGTGCTCTTCGTAAGCCAACTTGGCTTCAGTTAGCTTTGTGGTTGCATTCTCGATGCTAGCTGCGCTAGGGAATGGCAGGCGCTCGCGACCAGGCTTGGCAATAGCGTCAGAGTTCTGCATCTTGAAGAAGCCGTTGATCGCTTCGGTCACATCGCGGAAGATCTGCTTACTAGCAGCATCCTTTGCGTTAGGTGAGCCGATTAGCTTAGGCATTACATCCATGCCCTGAGTTAGGTCGGTTAGCTTTCCGTCTCGAACAAAGACCATGGCAGCAGCTTGGAAGATGTTCTGAGCTTCGCGACCGCTCTGCTGCTCAAATAGGCGAGAGGCGTAGACGAACTTGTTGAACCAGTCGCGAACGAGCTGTGCTCGTGCAGCGGTTGAGTCAAGGCCAGTGTTTAGGTTAGCCTTCCAACCTTCTAGGAGAGAGGTGTAAAGGTCTTCACTTAGAGTCTGTGCTGACGACAGGGTGTCCTCTACGACCGCGCTAGCACGCTCGGTGTGGAACTTCATGAATGAGTCAACATTGTCACGGATGGCGATTGCAACATCGTTGGCGATCTGTGGAGCACGCGAAGCATAGGTTGCTGACCAAGGAGCCTGGCCTTCGCCACGGCTAAGCAGGTCGCGGAGAACTTCCTGCATGTCAACGATTGAGTTAGTTTCCTTGGCTTCCATCACGCGACGGATTGCCTTACCGATACCCACAGTTGAAAGTGAGTCGTACTTGGTAATTCCTGGGCGTGAAACATCAGGGAATAGGGCAGCCTTTAGCGCCTCTGGGTTAGCGTCACGCATAACCTTCATGAAGTCGCCGTTAGTGATGTAGACGTAGTGCTTCGATCCGCCTGCAGCCACTGGCTTTGCGTAGACGGTGCGAGCACCAAGGATAGACAAGATTGCATCTTCCAGCATGGTGGTTCGCATGATCATCTCGTCGATGTCAATGGTTGAAGTCTTGCTGCGCTTGCGGGCGATACCGAATAGGTTTCCAAGCATCTTTGCTTCGCCAGACTGGTTGATCTGACGGAGAAGTGCGGCCTTTGTTTCTGCCATGAACGGGCGCTTTGTAGAGCGAGCAGCAAGATCACCGAATGAGCTAACGCCAGTCATAAGCTCAGGTGAGCCCATGATTTCCTTTTCGATGTATTCGAAGTTCTTGCCTAGACCGCTGTTTACAGCGCGAAGCACATCACGCATGACTCCAGCGGTGTCTGGGTTGTCCATCCACTTTGAGACGCGAGTGTGAGCTGCTTGGCGTGAAGACACTACTGCAGCATCGAGAGGAGGGATGGTGCCGTTCATGCGACCATCAGAATAGGCTGACATGGTGTCCGAAAGCGCTAGGCCATCAGTCTTGAATAGGGTTGCTGCGTCAGACAGGTTCATGCGACGCTGCGTGTCGTAGACAGTCTGAGCACCTTGAGAAACTAGAACATTCTTGATCTGGTCGTAGGCAGTAGCAGAGCCAGCAGCCTTTTCAACCTCGGCAAGAACCTTGTGCTCTGGATCGATACGCTTTAGCAGCTTCTCTAGCACTGCATAGTCAACGCTGTCGCCAGCCTTTAGTCCAGCAACAAGGTCAGAGAAGCCAGTGTACTTACGCTCAGTTGCAGCAGCGCCCTCTACCATCTCGCGACCAATGGTAGGGTCAGCTAGGAAGTCTTGGAAGTGCTTGATTACCTGCTCTTGAGCGGTCTTGCTCATCTTGGCAAATGCAGTCTTGTTCATCAGCTCAGCGATGGTTGCAGTCTTGCCGGTTGCACCAGTCACGGTCTGTAGGGTTAGGTGGGTAGCAACAGCGACTTCCTGAGACTTGTCTCCGCGAGTAAGCAGGTTGCGGAGGATCTCAAACGGACTAACTTCGCCAGAGATCGAGTTGGCAAGAACATCCTTGACGTTCTTACGTAGCGATAGCTTCTGACCGCCAGCAGCAACCTGAGTTGCGCTAGCTCCGACAGCACCCTTTGCAATCTTGTCAATCGCGGTAAGCATGCTTTTCGCAGCCTTGCCGTCGAAAGTAGTTGGGTTTAGCTTTGAAACAAGGTCGCCAGTTGCCTCAAATGGCGCGGTGTCGACCACAGGCTTGAGGCCCTTGGTTGTCTTGATTACGGCAGGAGCATCCTTCTGAGCCTTGACCCAAGCGGTAGCTTCAGCTTCATCTGCGAACTGGTGGATGCCGTTGTTGCCATCGAGGACGGTTACGCCATCTGGAGAGACGTGTGGCTGGTAAGGAACCATGTCCTTGCCGATGCCCTCTTCGATGATCTGCGGGACAGCACCCTTAAGTGCTTTAGCAGCGCGGGCTTCGTTCTTAGCAATCGTAGACAGGCTGCTGTTTGCAATGTCGCCGAGGATAGTGGTAGCTGCAGCTTTTCCACCAGCTTCGATAGCAGAGGCAATAACCTGAAGCGGAGTTGCCTTGCCAGCAATCTCTAGCGTCTTGTACAAGAACCTGTCAGCTACAGTCTTCTCAGTCTTAGCTAGACGAGTAGCCATAGGACCTTCAGAGCGAATGTTCTGGTACTTCACAAGAGGCTTCTTAGTGTACTGGTTTACGAATAGAGCGCCAGGCTTTAGAGACTCTGGAACTGCTGCCACCTCTGCACCGTTTACTTCAGTGATCTTTGGAGCAAGCTCGTTCAGCTTTACGCTGACCTTGCCTTCAGTTGCAGCGATCTTTCCAGCTTTGAGAGTGGTCTTACCAGCTACGGCAGCAGCCTTTAGTGGAGTGGTTAGGACCTTTCCAGGAATAAGGTTAGTCGGGTCCATAGCGATGTCAAGAGCCAAGCCACCTAGATCGGTCGGGCCAAGTAGTGGAACATCTACGACTGTCGCTGGAAGTCCAGCACTTGCGATGATGTCTTTACCTACGACAGTAGTTTTTCCGCTAATGCTGTTCTGAGCGTTCTTTACACCAGCTGCAATGTCGCTACCGATTAGGTCTAGGTAATTTAGTTTCTTCTTGCCAGTAGCGACGGCTTCAGATTCTTTGATTGCTTGGTTAGTGTAGCCCTGAATGAAAGCCAGAGGAGACAGCGCGTAGCCAAGTACAGTTTGACCAAATGATGCGATAGGCGCTAGTGGATCTGCTCCAGGCTTACCACCAGTATCGGTGGTGTCAGTTGCGCTGGTGCTGGTCTTAGTTACCTTCTTGGTGCTCTTTGGAGCAAAAGGGTTTACTGATTTCGGTACGCCAGTAGTCGCTTTTTTGCCACTTTTTGGAGCAAATGGGTTTACTGGTTTTTTTGGATCAGCCAAGATTTCCGCCTAAATAGTCGATAAGACAATTATAGGCTGGAACCCTTACCCGTAAGTAGCGTCGATGTAGTCGTTAGCGAGTGGAGCTACTGAACCCTTACCCAAGTGGGCAGCCTGCCAAGCGTTCTTGACATCTGCAGCCTTAGGAATAGTGATCTTTAGCGGGTTCTTATACGCGCTGTCGGGGTTGCTAGGGTCAACCTTAGGGTTCAAGATGTCAAAAGCAGTAGCGTAAGCGTTGTTGGCTGAAGTCTGAATCTGAGTGTAAACAGTAGGTCCAAGCTTGTCAGCGCGAGCCTTGATCTGCTCAGACGCAGGAAGCTTCTCGGTCTTAGTGCCACCGCCAGAAGACTTTGCAGCAGCCAAGCGGGCAGCAGCAGCAGTCTGTGCAACATTAAGTGAGCCCTGGTTCTTGAGCTCCTGAAGCTGAAGAGCGTCAAGCTGCTTCTGAGCTGCAGCTGCAGCCTCGTATTCGCCATTCTGAATAGCCTGATCGCGGGCAACCTTAGCCTGAGCAATCTGCCCTTGGATGCCAGCAACTTGACCGCCAATGCCAGCAAGAGCATCCTGCAAGTTCTGAGCCATCTGACTGGTTGCAGCAACTTCCTGCTGACCGTAGCCTGCGCCACGGTTGGCGATGTCAGTTAGAGCATTAGCCTGCTGGGCACCCATCAAGCCAGCCCAGTTAGTCTGGATTGCGTTTGACTGACCAATAGCTTCTTCGGTAGCAGTTGCGGTAGGTGAGCCAACCATCGCTGGTCCTCCGCCTCGCTCTGCGCCAGTGGCGATTGCCTGTGCTGCACCAGCAGCCTGTGCTGCACGCTGCTCAGCAGTGCGGGTAGCTAGGTCGGTAGCCTGCTTAGTAATCGACGACTCGAACTGAGCCTTGACATTTGCCTGATCTTTTGCAGAGAGGCCAGTCAGTGCGCCAAAGATGTTCTTTAGGTTTGCAGCGTTCTGCGCGTAGCGAGCGTTAGTGTCAGCTTCTTGCTTCTTGTAGAAGTCTAGGATTGGCTGGTAGCTCGACTGAATCTGAGCGTTGCTCTTGTCCATTGCAGCTTGCTGTGCGTCAGCGGTCTGCTTAGCAATGTACGCCTGATAAGACTGTGGCGAGCGCTTAGGGTCTGGAATTGCAGTAATGCCTGCAGTTGCTGGGGTTACTGGAATCGCCATTACTGGACTCCCATTCTTGCTAGTTGAGCAGTTAGCGCATTCTGTGCTGCCTGTGTCTTGTAGTTCTGACCAACTAGGGTGCTGGTCCAGTCAAAGTTAGGTTGGCTTGCGTTGCCGTAGGTTTCAAGGTAGTTCGCGTTCAACGCAGCGATCTGGTCCTTGATGCTGGTCTGAGCTGCGATCTGCTTAGCGTTAGCCTGCTGCTCGGCAAGGGTTAGTGCACCAGCAGCGCCGCCAGCCATACCGCGAGCTGCGTAGTTACCTGCAGTGCGACGGCGAGCTTCGGTTGCATTTACATCTAGGTTCTTGCGCTGGTTACCCAGCTCCATCTCCTGAGTAGTCTTGTTAGCCAAGGCGTTTGCGCGGCCCAGGTTGAACTGCGACTGACCTGCGTTCATTGCAGCCTGATAAACAGGATCGCTTTCAAGCGAATAAGGGTTGCCTACTACGGCAGGAGGTTGCGAAGTTGCTTCAGGCACCATTGTCATCTTTGAGCTGGTGCGGTTGAATGAGTCGTTCAGCGGAGCTCCGCTTGGTACGTATGATCCAGTCTGCTGAGCAGCAGCAAGGGCGCTAGGAGTCCCAGCCTCCCCGTCAATGAGCATTCTGTTTGCAAAGATAGCTGGCATTACATGAACCTTCCGACATTTGCATTGCCCATAGCGCCAGCCTGCTTAGCCTTCATGGCAGCAAGAACTGCGTTGCGCTTTGCGGCAAGCTTGCGATCGCGGTTAGCGTAGCCAGTCTTGTCAACTGCTCCACGAGTAGGCGAAGACGCAATGCTGTTATAAATCTTTGCACCCGCAGCATAAGGGGTGAACTCAAAAGTGCCGAGGCTTCCGCGCTCTGCCATTAATTAGCTCCCTTAGAAATCTTTGCCTTCGCACCAATCATTGGAGTAATGCTGAAGACCTGTACAGGTGACGTGAATGCCGTACCATCACAGTTCAAGTATAGTTCAAAGTACATGCGTCTAAAGCGGAGGGCATGGTTGAGCTTGGTTTCCATGCGGAGCACTTGACCAGTAGGGAAGCTGTCAACAATCGTAGCAACTGCGCTAGTTGGCTGGGTAATGTTGTCCCAAGTTCCAAAGTCAATGTCGCCAGAACCTTCGTAAGATAGGTCATCCCAAGTCTTGAAGCCAGTCTCGCCTTCGAAGTCCTTTGAAATCTGGTCCCAGTTGGCTGATGGCGCGGTTGCAGGTAGCGCAACAGGGTAAGCAATTGCCTTGATCGGCAAAGCTGAGGCTAGGTCAACAGTCCAGAAGTAGAGGCGCTTCCATTCCACAGGCGACTGGAAGTCGTAGATCTTGGTACGCAATGAGCACTGGAATGACTCAGTGCCAATAGCAGAGTTTGGCTTGTCCTCTATGCGGTATAGCGAGAAGGCAGTTGCACCAGCATCGCTTGGGCTACTTGCACCAGTAATACCAAAGTAAAGAGATTCTTCTAATTCTTCTGCGCGTCTCGGTACGGTAACGAAATACGCGACCTTGTTTGTGCTTTCCCACTCGCTCCACGTCTCAGTGTCTAGGTTGTAGGCGTACATTCCGCCATTATGCCAGACTAGCGCACGGCGACCAATAATGCTAACTGCGTGCTCAAATCGGCGAGTGAATTCTTTTCCTTCGAACTTCACCTTCTGAGCATTGAGCGGGTAGTAGAGCCAGTTCTGGTACTTGTAAAGGATTCCGCCAGAGAGGACGAAGTGCGCGTTCTCGAACTTGACAACTGATCGCTTTGACTCTGCACCGATGTCCTGCTGCATAGCCTGCATGGTGCCCTCCTCAGGCACATCACCGTAGCTATAACGGTAGGTAGAGCGGTTACGGAAGATAACGATGTCGTTATAACCTTGTGCAATTGCGGTGATCCATTGACCATCGCCACCACCGATCTCGACATACATTAGGTTGCTGTCTGCGTTGATCCATGACCATACAGAAGTTGATTCGCCTGATGGGCCAGCGGTTGAAACATTGCCCCAGTAGACGATGTTTGCGGTAGAGGTGCCCTTGACTCCAAAGCCAAAGAAGCGGTTCTGGAATAGTTCAATGCCAGATAGGTAAGGCATAGAGGTGGTCGCAGTGAATGTGCCAGCCTCCCAGTATCCGCCAGCCTGAGTCTCGCAGCATAGAACGATCTTGTTCAAGTACTGGGTGCAGTCTGAAGCCTTGAAGGTTGCGATCTGGGTCCAAGCGTGGGTGAGCACATTGAAGATCCAGGTCTTGCTGTTGGTCGATGCTACAAGGTAGCGGTCGCCGTTTGCCTGCACATAGGTGCCAAGTAGGTCGAATGGCTCGCCAGTGACAGGGGTTACGACATTAGACCCAGAGTGCTTCTGGATGTAGATTGGCGGGCGTGACATAAGAGCACCGTTAGGCGAGAACTCGAAGTTGATAATCGAGGCAAGCTCATTGTCTGCAATTGCTGACTGGTCCCAGTAGTTGTTTAGACCACCAGTGAACTGCTGTAGTGTTGCGCTACGCTGGCGAATAATCTGTGACATTTATAGCCAATCTGCTGGGTCTGCAAGCACCTGATCGTAGAGTGAAGATTCGACAGTGTTCTCTTTATTGCTTAGGCGGTTTAGGCCATCGCGGAACTGACGGTCCTTGTAGGCAGCAGCGTCATAGTTCTCATCCATCTCAAGAGCCTGAGAGATGACGTAGTTGACTAGCTGGTTGAAGTAGCGGTCTGGAATGCCTATGGTGTCAGTAAGCGCAACGATTGAAGTTGGGTTCTTGATGTATTCAAGCTTCAAACCGTTAGTGATGCTCTTGTTTGGAACGGGGTAGAAGGTAACTACGCCTGCTCGCTCGTACCAGATCTCTGGGCGATCAGCACGCTCAAGCTTGGTTGGGTCGTTCTTCATGATGAAGGCACGAGCCTCTTGAGGTGTGACGTTCTCGATTGGGTAGCCGTCAATGTAGACAGCTTCGATTAGAAGAACTTTGTCCGAAGGAAAAGTGTAGTCTGACTGCCCAGCGACGATGTTAGTTAGCTTCATGTCGCGAAGGATTGGGTTTGAGTTTACGATTTCTCGCTGACCATCATTGATCCAGTGAAGGATTGATGCGTCCTCAAGCTGTGCGCCAGAAGTGTCACCGAACTGCGAGCGAACTCGTGAGCCGATGTCGTTTCCTGTGTAGGAGAATTCTTCTGCTGGCATAGTTACCTTCTAAGAGTTTGACCGTCGTGACGGTAGGTGTTCTTGGTGGATTTCATGATGGACTTCATGACATCCTTTTTCTCGGCACGCCACTCTTCCTCGCGCTTTGCCTCAAGCGCAGCATTTGCCATCTCTAACAAGTGTAACTTACTCACCTTAGAGTTAGGGTCGTGCGCGTTGTTTTCCAGTAGACGAGCAACGAGTCGGTGGTTCACTTCAGCTTCTGCAACATTGGTGATCAAGTAGGCAGGGAGCATGTAAGGCTCGTCGATTAGAGCAAACTGGCGCTCTGGGTCAAACTGTGGGTGATCGTGTGGCATACGAATAAGTCGCACGGTTGGGAAAATGTCTTTAATGACGGAGGCGACTCTACGATGTTCATCTGAGTGCAGTCCGTCTATCTGCGAGAAATCAATCATGTATCTATTGTAATAAAAAACCCCGCTACTCGGCGAGACGGACCAAGTAGCGGGGAGTTTTTATTTACGGCTTATAGCTCAGCGATGTTCGAGAGCTTAGCGTGTGCGTTACGACGGTAGGTACCGATTTCCGAGTACTGGAAAATGGTTGCCTTGTAAGCGTCGGTGTCGCCTGCGCGGGTCCACATTGAACCATCGCGGTCCATCCATGCCCAGTCGCGCTTGCGGTTGATAACGAGCTCGCTTGAAGACAAAGCGTAAAGGGTTCCCTTTGGCGCTGCGTAGTCTGAAACGAACTTGATTGGCTTACCTAGAGCCTCGAAGGTGAATGAACGCTGACCACCAGTAAGGGTTGCACCGTTGGTGAACTGGCGCAAGCTGGTTAGCAAGTTCCAGTAAGCGTTGTAAACACCAGGAGAAGCTAGGAATACGTCAACTTCGCCACCCTGCTTGTCAACCTTCTGAACGAGGTTGATCAATGCTAGCTCGGTTAGGGTACCTGGGGTACCTACTGAGCCAAGGGTTTCTACAGTTGAGTTCCATACGTCAACAGAAGCACCGTCGATGCCGTGTAGCGAGTTGCCAGAAGCAACAATCGCGCCAAGACCAGTTAGTTCCTTGTTGAATGAGTTAGCGCCTGATACACCGCGAACGATGATGTCACCTGCGGTAACGGCAACAGCGGTGTCGAATACTACAACACCAGTTGACTCGTTTACAGAAACAACTTCGATACCTGCGTATAGAACGGTAGGGGTTCCGTCAACTAGGTCGGTTCCAGCAAGCAATGAAACGATCATGCCTGGCTCGATCCAGTGTGCGTCAACGAAGTCTACTGAAGTGTCAGCAGTTGAGTCGGTGGTCTTTACTACACCGAGGGTACCTGAACCATCGCCGTAGATCTGGCGGTTTAGGTCGCGAGCTAGGTCGCGCTTTAGGCCCTTGATTTCACCGTCAACAACGTTGATGAATGAGTTGTAGTTGTCTGCAGCCTGCTCGAATAGCTGACCGTCAACCTCGATTGAACCGTATAGGTTCTTGAGGTATAGGTGAGCCTGCTTGTACTTCTGAGCGCCTGCTACTGGTAGAGCTTCGCGAACGCCACGCGCACCGATGCCCTGGTTACGACCGATGTGAGTGTCAAAGATGACCTCTTTACCGTTCTGGGTGATGTGCTGTGATGATGCTTCGATGAACTCCAGTGCTGGGTTCTTGTCGCGTAGCTGCTCGTGAAGGTCGCCGTAGACTAGCTTCAGAGCGTCAGATGCGAAGGTTAGGATTCCCTGACCTGCCATGATTCACTCTCCTAAGAGTAAGTTGTAAAACAAAGATTATTTGTGCCCTCTGCCCTGACCACTCTTAGGTGGCTGTACGTAGACACTAATAGTTTATAGCAGAAAAGCAAAGCCCCTCCATTGCTGAAGGGGCTTAAGGTAAAAGACGAAACTTTTACCGCTGTGCTTTTAGTTTAGCGTGACTTGTTGTACTGGTCAAACATCTGAGCAAGCATCTCGCGCTTACCCTTGTCGTCCTTTGGAATGCTGAGATCTGGGGCTACAACGCCCGATCCGCCTGCATTTCCAACAACCATTGGGGCTTCAGCTGACTGGCCTGCAGGAGCAAAGCCACCAGGAATCATCTGGCTTAGCTGTCTAGCAGCTTCGGCTACTGAGATCTCACGGCCTGCGTTCAAAGCAGAGTTCATGATGTCGTAGATCGCAACCTCGTGAGCCTCGTTGATGTTGTGCTGCGACTTGAGCTTAGCCATCTCAGACTCAAGCTCGACAGTGTACTTCTCAGTTTCCTTAGCAAGTTCCTGCTGGTAGATGTAGTCGTCAGCCTCAGACTGCTTAGCCTTCAGGGCATCGATTTCCTTCTGAAGAGCCTTAGGAATCTTTTCACCCTCGAACATGTCCTCGAAGTCTTCACCAGACTCTTCTTCCATTAGGTCCTTAGCAACCTGCTTAGCTTCCTCAGCTAGCAAGCCCTGGTCCTTCAGGTAAGTCTGAAGTGAAGTGTAAACCTCAGTAGGGTCGTTCTCGATCGCACGAGCAAGGTTCAAGCCACCCTTGATAAGGTCAGCCGAAACTCCCTCATCAACAAGATCCTTGAACGGAGTGTACTTCTCTAGCTGCTGCTGGAAATACTTGTCCTGCTCCTGTAGGTATGGGGTTACCTTTGAGTGCCATGCTTCTGGCAGCTCAGCGAGCAACTTATCATACGCTGGATGTACTTTAGTTTCTTCGGCGGTCTCTACTGAAGAATCAATCTCAGTAGTCTGTTCAGGTGATACCTGCGTCTCGTCAGACATATTTTTCCTTACTGTAGTTGCTGAGCTGTCTGCCCAGTTTGGTCTGGCATTCCAGCAGCTTCAGGTGAAGCCTGTGGGTTGCCCTGTACAGCAGCCTGCATAGCCATTTGTTCGGCCTGCTGCTGCTGCAAAGCTGCTTGGTGCATCGAGATGTGCTTTTGGAACTCAGCCTTGATGCTGTCATCGAGAGTCTCGAATGACTGTGACTTGCGGAAACGGTTGTGGACTTCGATGTGCACTGCGTGGTTGTCGTAGTCGTGAACCTGAATAACCGCAGGAACCTGTAGAGGAATCGGAGCTCCGTTAGCGTCAACCTGTCCAGGAACAACCTTGTCAGGATCGCCGTTAGCTGCACCCTGCTCCCAGTTCTGCTGGAAGCCCTGAATGTCTTCAGGGGTAAGCTTCTTCATCATCAAGTTCTCGCGTGATGCGTGGTTCTCGTCAAGCTTGATTAGGTTGTAGAAGTTCTTGAGCATCCCCATGTCAAGGATCTTCAAGCCGTCCTGTGGAGAAATAAAGCCCATCTTCATCCATTCAGTAATCAACGACTGACGCGCTGACTTTGAAGTTGGAAGAGCTGAGCCAGACTCAATGCGGATGTCGTTACCTGAAGCAATGTCTGCACCAGAAAGCATTGACGCATCGAATGATCCATCAAGACCAGTGGTCTTTACTAGGCGCTCGTTGGTTACGTACTGAATGAACAATGAGAGCGACTGCTGGGCGGTCTTCTCGATCGCAGCCTCAATGCTTGAGAACACAGTTGCTAGGTAAGAGTCGTCGCGCTCCTGCAAGTAGTTGATTGCAGTTGCAGCAGTTACGCCGCCTGAGTTTCCGCGAGAAACCTGGTGCTGCCCTGAAAGGTCTTCGAAGTCTGCCTGTAGGTGCTCTAGTTCCTGCAAGACATAGCTTGGCAGTGGCTGAATTGGCACTGGTGTTGGGCGTGAGAAGCCTGGGCGAACAGGGATCCAGATACCAGCCTTAGCTGAGACCTTCTTCGGGTCAACTGAGCCCTCGTCGTACATCATTTGAGGCTTAGCCATAAGGTTCTTTGCCTGAATGATCTGCGAGCGAGTGCGGTTTAGCTCACGCTGGATAGGAATAAGGTTCTTGATCACACTGCGACGGTAGAATTTTCCAGTCGGGATGCTGTAGGTGTGAGCAAATGGGTACATCTTGTGAGAGTAAGGGATGCCGTTCTCAGCAAGCTGGACAATCTCGTTGTCAACGATGGTCACTAGGCCACCCTTTGGCAAGAATGGGCAGCCGTTTGGCTTAGCCCACATCTCAATAACGAGAACTGCGTCAGGCTTTGAGGTTAGCGAGCCACGGTTGTCCATTAGAGCAGCGTCAAGGATCTCAGTAGCTGAGACCTTGGTTGGAACGAAGTCCTTTGGTAGAACTCCGCCGAAGGTGCTCTTGACCCACTGCTCACTCTTGGTGTAGACATTGAAAAGGTAAGGCTGGTTCTCTAGGTTTTCTTCAGTAGTGTCTGGGACGAACAAGTGGAACGGAGTGATTACTTCGTATGCCACGTCGCCAGTTGAAACTACCTGCTGGATAACCTTCTTCTCGCCAGTGTAAGGATCCTGAACTGGAGTTGGCTCAATCTGCTTGGCTGATGAATCCCAGTAAGTCTTGATGAATGCGTTACCAGTAACTGCACGCCAGAACTCAGACTTCTGTAGAACATCGGTCTGGAAGTTTGCCTTGTCGTACATGGCCTGCCATACCTGCTCAGCAGCCTGTGCTGCCATCAAGTCGTCGTCATCGTTTGACGCTGGGATGACGGTAGCGCTTGGGTGACCTGAGGTAGTCTTGGCGATCTCGGTACGGATGATTGGCTCAATGCGGTTCACTGTGATACGCGGGGTACCAGCAGGGTTGCGAGGGGCTTCGAGGATCTGCCCGTTGCCCTTCTCGACCCACTCGTGATACTGCTTGCCGTTATAGAAAGCAAGCTGGAGGTACCAGTCTTGCTCTTCTAGCTTGCGAGCCTGCTTAGCCTTTTCATACTCAGACTTTACCCAAGCGACGAGCTTCTTAGACTCGTCCTTGCGCTTGAACTGGTTGAGCAAAGAGTCGTCAGTCATATCGCCTTCCATGGCGGTACCCTGAATGTATTGTCCATCTTTGCCAGCAAAGTATTGCTCGTTAGCCATAAACCTATTCCATATCGCTTAGGCGTGCGTCAAATGCAGCGTCCATCAATTTAGCCTCAGCCTCTAGTCTAGCAAGTTCAAGCTCGTCACCTGTTTGAATGAGTCCTGTAAAAGGCTCTTCAACATAATTGGTTACGGCATTAACTTGCTGGAAGGCTAGGGGATCCTTGCTTGCCAGCAGGTTTGATAGGTGTAACAGAACCTCGCTTTGAAGGGTGGCTTGCTCCTTCTGCTGGCTTGCTTGGAAGTTCAGGCTTCTCAGCATCCACCGCACCATCAAGGTTGTCGCTGTAAGAAACAGCAAAGATAAAGTCAGTAACGCGACTACGAATTCCATTAATAAGATCCTCTACATGGTCTGGGATGCGAGCGAGTTCACGCTCGTGTGCTTCTAGGTCTGCTTCAAGAATGTTCATCTGCTCTTGCAGCGGGGCTTCATCGACATAGCCGAGGAAGAGGGCGAGCTCTACTGAGCACTTCTTGCAAAGTAGGTTGTTACCGCCGTCGATACGAGTGCCACCGATGTCGAATAGCTCTCTGGTTGCACCGCATGAAACACAGGACCCTGGGTAAGGACCGCCGTTTTCAAAGTAATTAAAGTGTCTCATTTTATCCTTCTAGTTCTAGTGTCGAAGAGTTTCCTCGCCACTGGCTGCCCCAGCCATCGCCTTCATCATAGTCGGAAGCTGGGCTTGTTGCGTTGAATTCGGTTCGGAAAATATTGTGGAACTCTTCACGCTTACTATCGCTGAATTGTGCCTCAGGTGTCAAGTCTGCCATAAAAGTCATTGCATACTTCAGCGCGTCGTAACAGTGATTGTCCTTGTCGCGGATGTCTTCAAGCTTATTCTTCTGCTCAGCGACCTTCGGCGAGGCATGCTTCTTCCACTTCAGCTTGGGCAGCTCAGCGATCAAATGCTGGCAATCATCCGTAAACATTAGCCAAGGCTTGCCTGTCTTTGGGTTGACCTTCATGTACTGCTGGATGCGCTCAAGGCCCACACGGCGGTCGTTAGGAATCTGATCAACTGCGATGTAGATGCCGTGCTTGGCGTACTCCTGCAGGATCGAGGTGCCCGTGTGTTCCTTAGTCTGCTTGATCGCAGGGTCGCCAGTAGTTAGATAGACTTCTGCGCCAGACTCTCGGATGATCTGCTTCGTCTCTTTGTTGACGACTTCAGCATGCTGGGCAACATTCCATTTGTCTTGGTAGTGCTCTTTGAAGACTGTAATAGTGCCATGTTCGTCAACTGCCATCCACAACCAGACGGTGGGGTTGGTGTATCCGCTATCCATTGTTCGAATAATTCGATGCTTGCTAGTGGGTTTGAACTGTCCTTTAGGAATACAGTGTGTGAGAGGACTGAATTCTGGAAAGACTGAACCGCCAAGATGGACGTACTGTCCGTTCTTTCGGATGAGTCGCTCTTCTGGGGTAAGCGCCTCCATGTAGCGGGCGATAGCTTCTTTAGAGAGAGTTGGGTTATCTTCCATGCTTGCTTCAACAATTCCAATGTCCTTAGTTCCCTCCTTTGCTGGTATAAATACGTCATCAAAAATCCACTCCATGCCTTGCACGGGAGTCTGGCTCATCCACCAGTCGCCGTCAGTATCCACTAGACGCGCAAGACATTCTTGCCAAACGGTCTTAGGGCACTCTTCGTCAAAGTGAACGAAGTGGCGAGATGAACCTGCGAACTTGTCAAGGTCTTGGTCTTGCGACATGAACTCGACGAAGCTGCCGTTGTTTAGTGTGAGCACATGGCGCTCACGGGAGTACGAATCTTCCCAGCTGCCATTGATCAAATACTTCTTAGGAAGCCACTGCTTCCACAAGGGCAGGATAATCTTATCCACACCGTTCAGGAAGTCAACTGCAACCACTCGACCGCGCACAGGGCCTTCTGGGGTCTTGCGCCATGGGTGCGAGTGCGTGACATAGTAGATGCCCTCAAGCGTGGAACCTACAGACTTACCTGATCGGTTACCGCCGATGTATAGGCGAGCCTTGTTCTGCATCTCGTGAAAGAGTTGCTGCTTCTCGCTTGGCTTGTAGTTATACAAGTTAGGCGCGTGGACAGACTCCTGCAGCCCTTCGCCTAGACGAAGAAGAACATCATTGAGATCGAAGCTATCTTTCGCCACGGATTAGTCTAACGAGATCGAGAAGGCGTACACGCACAAGGGTAGGGTCGAGAGTAGAAAAGTGATACCTAAGTTCAATAAGGTCTCCGAGTTTGGCATAAGCCCACCATTCGCCAGCACGAGGATAGCCAACGCCAGCCCGCTGAGTAACAAGGAAGCCAAAAGCCCCATTAGCGTTTTTCTTTTCGAGCTCTGCTTCTTGGAACCATTTTTCGATCTGTCCATACGAAGCCTCCTTAGCAGCCTTACCGCCCTTGACTTCAAAGACAATCAGCCCGCGCAGTGGTTCGCGCAGCCAGACATCGCCTTCGTCATTTGTACCCTTGAGTACATTGCGGTGCGCCTCTAATTCGGTGTAGCCCTGCGATAGTACAAAGTTTCGTACAGCAGTTTCGGCAGCCGTGCCGATTTGTTTCGCCTTACTCATAGTCGTCTCCTTTAAGTATGCGATAGAATTCTAACATGGCTAATGTTGCGTCTCCAGAGGAAGTGAACTTCTTTCACCTCAACTCTGACAAGGACTCAGCCAAGACAGCTTTGCACCACACGCTCGGTATAGGTCCTAATCAGGCTTCTCCTGGCAATCACAATCACGATGGCAAGAACTCTGCTCGCATCAAGTTCTCTGACATTGAAGGCGGAATTTTCAATATTGATGGCGGCTATCCCGCCACGATTTACACGCCTATTCCGCACATTGATGGAGGAGGAATTATCTAGTGGCAATCATTATTCAGCTGCGCCGTGGTCCAGCTGCTGATTGGACCTCCGTAAACCCTACCCTTGCTGACGGTGAAATGGGTGTTGAGGACGACACTCTCAAAGTCAAGATCGGCGATGGAACCTCTAACTGGGTTAGCCTTCCATACTTTACGCAAGGCACCGCGGGTCTATCTGCGTACGAGATCGCAGTTGCTAACGGCTTTGTTGGCACTGAAACTCAATGGATCGCATCGCTCGAAGGAGCGGTAGGTCCTACTGGTGCAACTGGTCCTGCTGGGCCAACTGGTCCTACTGGTGCAACTGGTGCCACTGGACTAACTGGAGCAACTGGACCACAAGGTCCCACTGGACTAACTGGAGCAACTGGACCGCAAGGTATTCAGGGTGAAACTGGCGCTCAGGGTATTCAGGGCGAAACTGGGGCTACTGGCGCTCAGGGCCCGCAGGGCATCCAAGGTATTCAGGGTGAGCAGGGTATCCAAGGCGAGACTGGACCTCAGGGCGCTACTGGTGCTACTGGTGCAACTGGTGCAACTGGTGCCACTGGACCACAAGGACCTCAGGGTATCCAAGGTATTCAGGGTGAGACTGGTGCCACTGGCGCTGCTGCCACTATTGAGGGCTCGGTGCCAACTGTTGGCGATCTCCCGACTACTGGCGTTGCAGTAGGCGATGGCTACATTGTTGAAGCGGATGGCGATCTATACATCTGGAATGGCACGACCTGGACTAGCGTAGGTCAGATTGTTGGACCTCAGGGCCCTACTGGCGCTACTGGAGCAACTGGTGCTACTGGTCCTACTGGACCTACTGGTCCTACTGGACCTCAGGGTATTCAGGGCGAGACTGGAGCAACTGGTGCTACTGGACCTCAGGGTATCCAGGGTATTCAAGGAGTCAAGGGCGACACTGGCGACACTGGCCCTCAGGGTATTCAGGGTATCCAAGGCGTAAAGGGTGACACTGGCGATACTGGACCAGCTGGACCTACTGGCGCTACGGGTGCAACAGGGCCTACTGGTGCCACTGGAGCAACTGGGCCTCAGGGCATTCAAGGCGAAACTGGACCTCAGGGCCCTCAAGGTATTCAAGGTGAAACTGGCGCAACTGGTGCTACAGGCGCAACTGGTGCAACAGGCGCTACAGGGCCTGCAGGACCTGGCGTTGCTGCTGGCGGAACTGCTGGACAGATCCTCTCAAAAGTTGACGGCACCGACTACAACACAAGCTGGATCGACAACTACACGGGTCAGGTCAAGCACCTTGTAAAGAACAACTCTGGCTCTACAATGCCAAAGGGTTCTGTTGTTTATGTTTCGTCAGCTGACGGAACTAACATGAATGTCTCCTTGGCTGACGCAGACACTGAAGCAACCTCATCTAAGACGATGGGTATTCTTGAGTCAGCTTTGACTACTGAGTCTACTGGCTATGTAGTCACAGAAGGTTTGCTTGCTGGGTTGGATACTAGCACTGCAACTGCAGGACAATCAGTTTGGCTTTCAAGCACAGCAGGTGGCTTTGTCTTTGGCGCTCCGCCAGCAAAACCAGCACACTCTGTCTACCTGGGTGTTGTTTCGCGTGTGCAAAGCATCAATGGCGAGATCTTCGTCAAGGTGCAAAACGGCTACGAACTCGAAGAGCTTCACAATGTTTCGATCACTACACCAACTGAGTCGCAGGTCCTAAAATACGACTCAGTTAGTGGGCTCTGGAAAAACTCTTCTGCTCCGATGGGCTATGCTAATATTGATGGTGGAGCATCAAATTCAATTTATGGCGGAATCTCACCAATTACTGGTGGAAATGCGAGTGGAGTCTAATGGCTGTTCAAATTCAATTCAGGCGCGATACTGCCGCGAACTGGACCTCGGCTAACCCTACCCTTGCCATTGGTGAGCTTGGCCTAGAAACTGACTCAAAACTTTTCAAGATTGGTGACGGCTCTACCGCCTGGACCTCTCTTGCTTACGGCGGTCTTTCAGTATCATCGCTTACTGGCGTTCTTTTGCAGGGTTCAACCCGTGAAAAAGTCACCGTTGTTGGTACTGGCTTCGCTGGTTATACCTACGATGTAACTACTAGCGGTGAAGTGCAGTACATTACAGCAAACTCTACCGCCTCAGGAACCGTTAACTTCCGATCAACTTCAACTGTTTCACTCAACACCCTTATGGCTGTTGGTGAATCAGTTACTGCAACCTTGCTAGTTACTAACGGAACCACTGCCTACTACCCAAACGCTTGGCAGATCGACGGCTCCGCAGTTACCCCTAAGTGGCTTGGTGGCACTGCACCAACTGCTGGCAACGCTTCATCAATTGACATTTACACAGTCACGATCATTAAGACCGCTTCGGCTACCTTTACAGTATTGGCTTCGCAAACTAAGGCGGCATAATGCCTTTACTTCAAACAATTGGAAATGCGACAGCTAGAGCTTGGCGTAGATACGGTCCGACTACGGCTGCGGCAGACTATGAACTGATCAGCACGACTGTTCTAGGTTCATCTGCTGCTTCTGTGACCTTCTCAGGGTTGGGAACTTCGGCTGCTGCTTACAAGCATCTACAGATTAGATACACCGCTAAGTCGGTTAGTTCAATGTTCGATGTGACTATGCAAATAAATGGCGATAGCGGTTCAAACTATGCTTGGCACATTCTTTACGGCAATGGCTCATCAGCCCTCTCAGCCGCTGGCACAAGTCAAACCTCTGCAAGAGTTGGCAATGCAATGCAGTCGGATGTTAGCAATGGCTTCGCAACTAGCATTGTGGACATTCTTGATTTTTCTAACACAAGCAAAAATAAAACTGTTCGCTCTTTATATGGCAATGTCGGTTCTGCGGGTAACACTTATGTTGGTCTTTGGTCGGCGGCTTGGCTGTCTACTTCAGCGGTTACTAGTTTGGTGTTTGGTTCTTCATCCGCTTTCAACTTTGTTACTGGCAGCCGATTCAGCCTTTACGGCCTGAAATAAAGGAAGGCTAACTTATGGCAAATGCAATGGTAGCACTCGCAAACCTGACCTTGACTGGTTCACAAACCACAATCACTTTCAGCAACATCCCTGCAACCTTCCGCGACCTTCGCCTTGTAGTAAATGCTGGAGGAATTAGCGATGACATTTTGATCCAATTCAATGGCGATGGTGGTTCAAACTATTCGCGAGTGTATATGTTTGGGCAGTCAAGCGGTGCTGTTTCTGGAACTGGCGGAACAACTTTTATTTCGGCGGGTTACATTGGTTCAGGCTTGACCCCTTTCACCTTTGATGTGATGGATTACAGTGCTACCAATAAGCACAAGTCAACACTCAGCCGAAGTTCTGATACTGCAGTGGTTGGTGCGGTTGCTGGTAGGTGGGCTTCGACTTCGGCTGTCACTTCGATGACTGTGTATCGCGCGGGAGTAAATGTGTTTTCTGCTGGCAGCACCCTGAGCCTCTATGCGATTGTGAGTTAGTCATGGCTATTACTAAAATCGCAGAAGTCACCGTTGGCTCAGGTGGCGCGGCAAGCATTGACTTCACAAGCATCCCAAATACTTATACAGACTTGATGGTTGTATTTAGCACAAGAACTGGCCGTGCTAATCATTCTGATGAAATAGACATTAAATTTAATGGTGTGACAACAAATCTATCCGGCCGTTATTTAAGTGGTGATGGCGCTTCTGCTGGTTCTGGTTCTGTTCCTGTTATTTTTGTAGGCTACTCAGCAGGCTCAACTGCGACTTCAAATACTTTTGGAAATGGAATGGCTTATATTCCTAATTATGCTGGGTCAACTGCGAAATCGGTTTCTGCTGATGGAACTGGTGAAAATAATGCAACAAATTCAGCGAAATTAATATTTGCTGGATTGTGGAATAGCACTGCAGCCATTACCAGCCTAAGTTTATATTCCGATTCTGCTAATACTTTCCAACAATATTCAATGGCAACCCTGTATGGCATAAAATCTGGTAGCTCAGGTGGTGTGACTGTTAGTTAGGATTTCTACTGATAGACTTTATATATGTGTAAAGTTGAAAACTGTAACAAAAAAGTAACTGCAAAGGGTTACTGCCCAACCCACTACCGAAAATTTCGCTTGTTCGGTGATCCGCTTTATATGTCTGACCGAGCCAAGGCATTTCAAATTGTCGGATGTCAGGTTCAGGGATGTAATAATCCAAAGAAAGCCAAAGGTTTATGCGGTATGCATGACAATCGCTTTCGTAAGCATGGAGATGTCAACTACACCCGACCAGTTGAGCGGAAACTAAAAGATAGATGCACCATCCTTAGTGAGCAAGAAGGCAGACAATGCCTCAAAGAAAAAGTTGCCCGGGGGATGTGCCAAATGCACTATCGGAGATGGTCGCTTTATGGTGATCCATTTCAAGTAAAAGCAAAGCCTGAAAATCCAATCAAAAGCAAATATGACTTTATCTATAAACCAACTCATCCAAATTGTGATGCTCGGGGCTATATTCGCACTCATCGCTTTGTTATGGCAGAGGCTCTCGGTAGGCCACTAGTTGCTGGGGAAAATGTCCATCATATTAATGGGGATAGATTTGATAATCGATTAGAGAATCTTGAGCTTTGGTCAACAACTCAGCCGCAAGGGCAAAGAGTCGAAGATAAGGTAAACTGGGCTTTAGAGCTTCTTGCTCTTTATGCCCCTGAAAAATTAAGGAATGAAAATGACTGAAGTCATTACGCGCTTAGAAGTAAATTGTGAAGACGGTTCTGTAACTGAAATTCCTCTTACCGCCGAGGAGCTAGCTCAGCGCGAGATCGACGCTGCTGCTGCTCTTGAAGCTCAGGCTGCTCGCGAAGCAGAAGAAGCTGCTAAGGCTGAAGCTAAGGCTGACGCTATTGCAGCTCTTGTTGCACTTGGCCTCACCGAGGCTCAGGTCGCAGCACTAACCGCTTAACAACAAAGCATGCTAGGCTATTCCCTGAAGGCAAAACCCGAAGGGATAGTAAAGCATGCTCGAAGCACTTCAGCTACCAACCGAAGAGAAGCTCTGCACAATGATGCAGCAAGCTCTAGACACTTTTGACGACAAAGACCTTGTGATCTTTGAAGAGTCACTGGCAAACCCAGCCTGGTCAAGCCGCGAATTAGCGCAGCAGTTGACTAAGCTGGGTTTTCCTACATCTGATGGCAAGATCTGGAAGCATCGCAGCGGGGGCTGCCGTTGTAATGCTTAGCTCCCTGAACGAGCGCCCACAGCCTAAGTGGGAACCAGTAACCGTAGCTAAGCCAGTGAACATCACTGCGCCGAAGCCTTATAAGGATCCCAAGACTAAGCACAAGGTTGCCGTCTGCCTACCTGACCCGCAGATCGGTTACCGCTTTATTGATGACAAGTGGTCACCATTTCATGATGAAGGAGCAATGGATGTTGCACTCCAAATCGTTTCTTATCTTGCAGATACTGATCGTGTTGACGCTGTTGTTAATCTTGGTGACTACCTAGACTTGCCTACCTTTGGGCGCTTCGAGCAGGAGGCTGCCTTTGCTGGCACCACTCAGAAGGCGTTCGATCGAGGCCACCTATTCCTACAAGAGCAGCGAGCTGCAGCTGGTGAAAAGGCTCACATCGTTCTCATTGAAGGTAACCATGACCGCCGTCTGGAAAAGTTTATCCAGACCAATGCTGCAGCAGCTTGGGGCTTGAAGCGTGCGAACGCTAATGAGCTCCCTGTAATGAGCATCCCTTACCTATTGAGACTAGATGAGATCGGTGTTGAATACATTGATGCGTACCCAGCGGGAGCTTATTGGCTTACTCCCAACCTACGTGCAGTACACGGAAACAAAGCGAGATCTAACGGCTCTACCGCAGCTGCGTACACCAACGCAGATCCTCACATTTCGACAATCTTTGGACATGCACACCGCCTTGAACTCCAGAGCAAAACTGTCTTCAACCGAGACGGAGCTATTAGATCCATTGCCGTTTCCCCAGGCTGCCTATGCCGTGTTGACGGGGCTGTACCATCCGTCAATGGGTCAACCAAGCTTGATGGTCAGTCAGCTCGTTATCACGAGAACTGGCAGCAAGGAGTCTGCGTAGTAACGCTAGACGTTAATGATCAGCCGTTTTATGAGCTTGTGCAGATCGACAACGGCGTTGCTTGGTTCAGAGGTAAGAAGTTTACTTCTAAGAAGTAAGGCTAGAGCCCTTCAGTAAGTTGCACTTACCGTGTGCTGGCTTAACGTTATGCAGCGCATCCTCGCCACCTTTTGCAATAGGGACTATGTGATCGATGTGAAGCCCTAGCTCCCATCCCTGCTTACCGCACGCTCTTGGGGCAGATAAGTCGATTGCTTCGCTGCAGATATGGCATACCGATCCGTAAGTTTCAAGTACTTGCTTCTCTGTATATGGGGAAACTCCGTTGCCCTTAATCAAGGCTCTGCGTCTGCGAGCTTCCGCATTTCTAGCTGGCTTGTTACTTTTGCGCCATTCCTTTATCCGAATATAGATTGTCTCAGAGTGCGAGTCTCTATACCGCTTCTGCCTAGCTTTTACCGAATCTTTATTCTTGTTGGCTGACTTGTTGGCAATAGATCTATAGTGCTCTGGATCGTCCCAGTACTTACTTTTTAGTCTTGAGTTTACGCAAGCTTTACACTGCGAGCTATAACCAGAGGTCGAGCTCGCTTTTTTATGAAATGAATCTACGCTTTTTACTTCTAAGCATTTACTACAAGACTTAGTGAGCATCCCTTAGCCTCTTAGCTTCAGCTTCAATAACTTCTTCTGTAGTGGCGCGGGTGTTTGGGTCATGCGCGAACCAGTCAACGCCGAGAATGCCTTCTGGAATAAAAGGCTTAGTGTGCTCTGGTCGTGGGCCATATCCTGGATCGTTTAACGCATGCCAAGTGTTGTGGCAGTGGTCGCAGATGCGATGAAGGTTAGTGCCGAGAATGTTGTTCATTGTATTCTTATCTGGACCGTGATGGCGATCTGAGGCAGGGCGACCAATGCAGCCCACTATAGGCTTCAAGCCTCCACCAGCATGCTTTAGCCCTGCCCACTCGCACAGCTGCCCGACAGTGATCGGAGCGACCTCAGCAGCCTTCTTACGACCAGTGCTTACAGGATCCTTGTAGTCGGCAAGGTTCTTAGTAAAGCCTGACTCTTCACCGACATAGCCGTAATCAATATCTTTCTCTACTCCAGTAAACTCAGCGCCATCTACAGCGTCAATGCGAACATTACCGCCCGCATCAAAGGTGACCTCGCCACCACAGCAGCACTCTTCTTCAGCTATTTCCAGCCAGACTGACTCGCACTCGTTGTGAAAGCCTGCCCTGCATCCAAAGCAAGGGTTAGCGTTTGTACCAGTCATCTTTTTCTTCCTCTACAATGCCGAGCATGTCAGCGATTGATGATGAGTTGTTGCGTGAGTTGATCTGCATGAGCTCCATGCCCAAGAAGACCTTGAAGCCTGCGCTGGTTGACTCGGTGACACCCAAGCGACCCTTGATCTCACGGACTAGGCCGTTCTGAGGGACAGGCTTCTCTCCATTCTCGATACACCACGCTTGATAGGCGTTGTAGACCGAGGTACGACCAGCAGTCGAGGTGTCCGAGACAATGACCTTCTCTTCCAGGAACTTGGCGATGTGGTCTTCCTCGTGACGGTAAGACTGGGTGGATAGCTTGACTGACTCAGGCTCGTTGAAGCCTACATTGCTTACTCGGACAGCGCCCTCGATCATCCATTGAAGAATGCCTGGACCTTCTTGCTCAATAAGTTCTTGAGCCAAGCCTTCCTTACGCTTCTCAGGGGCAATCGTTTTGCGGAAATCAATTTTGCGTAGCCTGCGCCAGAAACCATCTCCACCACTCTTAACTTCGGGGAGGTGGTTGACCGCCATAAAGAGCGTGTGCGTCGGTTTGAAGTCGAAGAAGTTCTGGCCCATGAAGCGTGCTGAAAGGACATCGCCACCCGTAAGCATTTTAACTCGTGACTCGTTAAACTTGCCGTCGGGACGGGTTTCCTGAGCCACGGCGAATCGTACACCACGTAGCCGAGCAATGTCGGTTGGGTGTGCATTCCCTGTGGTATCAAGTAGAAAGTTTTCTGGCATCGTTGCTGCGTAGTCATTTAGGATACCTTCCATGATGCTTACAAGGGTTGACTTACCGTTGGCTCCAGAGCCTACGAATACAGGGAGGACGTGGTAACGGGAATCTCCAAAGAGAGCAGCGCCGAATAGTTCTTGAACGTATGCAATACGATCGTCATCTTCGATGGTGTCGCGTAGAAACTGCGTCCATTTAGGAGTAGGAACAGCTGCAGGAGTGACAGAGGTCTGTCGAGTGTTGAAGTCACTACCCTTAATCGCAGGACGAATCTCACCCGTTTGGAGGTTGACGATACCGCCAGGAGTGCAGAGATTATTTGCCTCTGCATCCAAGTCAACTGACTGAATAAGGATCTCTGGGCTTGTAGCTGAGATGGCAATAGCATTTTGCAACCTGTCTTTGTTTTGGGATACCTGCACCCACTTGATGCCTTCCTTGCCAAGAGACAAACCCTTAGCTGGGTTGACGGCATCAGCAGCCATTTGAATGATTGACTTGTCTGCGTCTAGGACATAGCGTGAGCCATCCCAGAAGAACCAGCCAAGCCCTGTTACGTAGCGGAACTGACCTTGCATGTAGTAGTTCAAGCGCCATGAGTTAGAGGTATCGTTCAAGCCATAGGTCTGGAATGACTCTAGGTAGACCTGAGTAATGTTCTCATGCTCGGCATCCTCGATTGGCTCCATGGTCAGAGCAGCTTCAGGGTTGTCGCTGGCTAGCGAGTCGTGCTTGTGGCTCTTTAGCTCTTCCTTGAGCTTCTGAGCGGTCATAGCCTCGACGCGAGCAACAGCCCAAAGGTTAGCTGACTCCAGCTCTCCCTGGTTCATTGGGCGCGAAGGTGCAGCCTTTAGGAATGTTCTAAAGCGTTCATCGAGCACTTCCACGAGAAGGTGTGCTGATGATTCGGATAGGCAACCGTTACGGTGTGCTGCGTTAATCTTGATGAGTTGTTGTAGAAGCCAGCCATGTCGAGACTTTGGTACTCCATTGGAAGGGCGTACAGAACTGAAGAGGTTACTGACCCAGTGGCAGTCATGTTCTGCATAAGCCCATTCAGCTGATCCTGATACGAGGGAATACTCTTCAGGCATGGTATAGAGCGAAGTAAATCCGTGGGTGTCGAGAACATCATTTAGCTCCTCTAAGCTTAAAGGTCGCCAAGCCTCTGGGAAGTCAACCGATACTGGAATCGGATGTAATGAATCTTTGAAGTTCGTAGACCCAGGGGCCCTGAAGATGCGTGGGAGATCAAATACGGAGTCGAGCGACCCGCCTTGCGATGCAGCCACCCAGCGAACGAACGCGCCCCAACGTGCAAGCACACCTGCAGCTTGCTCTTGGGTATAATCCTCTTCTGGATCAATGGCCCAGTAGGGCTGGAGACCGTGACCAGAACGGACCACTGCAGCAGGCGAAACGCCAATAAGGTCTGATAGTAGGTCAACCAAACTAGAAGCGTTCTCTTCACTTTGAATACCTGTCTCTTTGTAGTCAATGTCAATCCAAACGGCTGACAGCTTCTCAATGTCCTCTGCGCGAGCACGGACAGTTGAAGTCGAAGGGTTGATCTCATACCAAACATTGGCGTTCATCTCAGTCAGCGCCTCAACCACAGTGTCAGCGTGCTGAACCTTAGTCTGCTTGACCTTGAAGCCCTGAGTGGCGCTCTGGTAGCAGATGGTGACTGGGGAGGATGCTTCGCGTCCTAGACGCTCAAGAAGTTCTTGGAATGGCTTGGTCATTGCCGTTGTCCTTTCGTTGGGGATAAAAGGAGAGTGCGACCCAATATATGATCGCACTCTCCTTGGTCTCTAAATGATTAGAAGGTTTCGATAACTGCGGTCACGGCATACTTGTTAACGCCCATGGTCTCAGCAATCTCTGCATCGTCGAACCCAGCTTCGCTGAGCTTCTGAACCTTTGCAACCTGCTCTGGAGTAAGTTTATCACCTTCAGCAGCAACTGGCTTAGCGCCCTGAGCACCTAGCACCTTGTCTACATCTGGGTTGGTCTTACCCTCGGCAATGGTGATGCCGTAGAGCTTGGTAGCGTTGTAACGCTTGTTAGCGTTAGCCTTCTCGCCAGTAAAGGTGATGGTGATGATCTGGCCCTTAGCAATCTGCTTGCCGAACTCCTTCACCGCAGCCTTCATAGCGGTCAACTTCTGACCAACTAGGTAAAGCTTGCGAGTGCCGTCGTCGCCTTCTACATCAGCGTCAATGTAGTCGGTAGCAAGGGTTAGAACAACCTGAAGCTGTGGGTTGCCATCATCCCAGAACTTAGGCTCGTTGGTCTCAAAGTCACGAACCTGAGCGGTCTCTAGCTCAGTGATGACACCAGTGAACGAGTCGCCCACCTTTGAGTCCTTGAATGAAATCGATGGAACTGACTTCGTTGCGAATAGTGAGTTTGGATCTGGAAGGTTTACTTCTTGAATGTTTACCATTTTTATCTGCTTTCTTATGATTGTTTTCTTTGATAAACAATCGCAAGGCCGTTCCCTGCAATTGTTTTGTTACATGTTTAGCTGATATGTAAAAATAACGCTTCTTTTTTTACATGTCAGCCACGATTTAGAAATGATTCTAGATCGTTGTTCTCACTCTGCTCATACTTCTTACAGTCGAAGCAGAATGAAGCCTTTGGTTGCTTGTCAATAACTGCATCCCAGCCGACAATCTCGGCGGCATCAATCATAACTTCAAGCGCGGATAGTGCATCTAGCGCAACCTGTTCGTCATAGCGTAGCATGACTACTTGGGCCTCTGCAAGGTCCTTGTCACGAGGCAAGAACGACAGCGTTACATGGGTAACGTCATAGCCCTTGTTTTTCCATCCGAGGCCGTAAAGCATAGCCTGGACTCGATACTGAGCCTTGATCTTTCCCGCTGCAGCTTCCTTGATTACTCGCTCGCCCACAACTTTCCAATCGTTGACGATAAGGTTCTTGCCAGCAACCGAGATGGCTGCCATGTCGCATGATCCGCCAAGTTCAAGACCTTTATAAGAAAAAACGTGCAATCTGTTCTCAAGCATGTAGTCGTCTGCCCAGTCACGAGCTGCAAAGCCATCCTCTAGCGCCTGGTGGACAGCTGTGCCCATGAAAGGGAACCAGCCACCTGAAACATCTTTAGGCTTCTCGGCAAGCTTACGAGCCACACACTTACGGCAATCCGAGCCAACCTCAGAGATACCAATGATCTTCTGGTGAGAGCGTTCGGTTATGTAAAGCTCCTGAATGCGTCGCATCCATCGCTGAGCAGTCTCGTGCGCTTCGTGGTCGGTTTGAGTGTAGTCGCTAGGATCTACTCCAAGAATCTTTATAGGCATTAGAAGTTCACCTTAGCATTAGGGTCGGACATTTTCTTACGGAGAGCTCGTAGCTGGCGACGCTCAATGCTTGAGGTGCCACCCCAGATCCCTTGATCCTCACGGTGCTTCAACGCATAGTTCAAGCACTCATTCACAACGAAGCAGTGCTGCTTGCACAGCTGCTTAGTTTGTCGGATGGCCTGCATTGAAGCTGGGGAGTCGCCACCAACCTCGCTGCTCTGCTCAGGAAACCAGCGGTCAGGATCATCCATACAAGGAGTCTTACCGAACGCTTCTTTCTTGATCAGGTCAGCGAGTTCAATCGCATCCCACATCTTCTCGTTATAGTTGTTCATCAATACTTTCTGCGACAGCACGCCAGAAATCTGACGGCTTCATCTTGAGTCCTCGTGCGATGTCATTTACCATAGCAAAGGATGGGGTCTTATGTCCACGTTCGATCTCGCTCAGGTAAGCCCTGGCAATAGGGACACTGAAAGCAAGGTCAATGTTTCGCATACCCCTACCCTCCCTGAGCTTCTTGATCGTGTGTCCTAACAAAACGGCATCTCTCATAGCTGCAATTCCTTCTTTACAAAATTCCAGAAGGCATCAGGGTCAACGATTGGCACCGCTTCAATGATCTCTTTTGTAACACGGTCCCTGCGAGGACACTTGCGTTCCTCCATAGGCTTAGTCCAAGGCTTAGGCGTAAACTCACCGTTCCTACGAGCCTCCATGTAATGCGGGTTACACATACCGCGAGCCTTATGGGGCATACCGCACGAGCGCACTAGGCACACGCTGTTCTTAAAGTTAGCCATTACTTTTCTTCCTTCA